GGCGTGCTGTTCAAAGGGCTGCGCGGCGGGATGGTGGTGCTGGATGCGCCACGGCTCAAGCTCTGCAAGGTGATCGGCAGGCCCAGCACGGTGCACGGTATCCGCTCCACGTTCCGCGACTGGGCGGCGGCGCAGGGCATTGACAGGGACACGGCGGAGCGGTGCCTTTCGCACGAAGTGGGCACGGATACGGAACGCGCCTATTTGCGGCGGGATTTTTTGGAGGAGCGGCGAGCGGTTTTGGAAAAGTGGGCGGCTGCCATGCTTGCATAAAATTATGCAATCGTATATAATGCGCTTAACAGAAAAGAAAACGCCGAACGGCGGAGGAGATCAAAAATGACAAAGGCCAAAACAAACACGGTTTACCTCGTTAACCTCAAGACCGCGACCATCAGCGAAAAGACACGCAGCGAAGCCCGCAAGCTCGCCGGATGCAGCCTTGCCGATGACTGGTGGATTTGCGTGGAACCCAGATTAAACGCCTTCAGCGGAAACCATGTTTTTTACGACCGCGCAAAGGCTGAATCCTTCGCAAAGCACCTCCGCAGCGCTCACGCAGCATGGGGCTTCTAAGACAAACAGCACCAAAGGAGAAAAGCCATGACAAAGACCACACTCAGCATCCCCGCGCAGATGATCCTCGAAAACATCGAATGCCTGCCCTCGCACCACTTGGAGGAGGCAACCGCCGAACAGCTCCAGCAAGCGATCTACGTATTGCAGGACGGCGAAGCGCTCAAGTATATGGGGCTCGGAGATGAGGACATTCCCGCCATCGAGGAGGCTTATACGGCCATCGAGGAGGCGCTGGACAAGGCGCAGGCATAAAGGAGGCGGCAATGTCAACGGCAGTTAGGACAACCATATCCAGCACGCCCGCGGGGCTTGAGCAGTTCCGCGCCCTGGGCGGCTCGCGGTGGCTCAACGGCGTGCTGGAGGCCAGCATGCAGGGCGCCCGCGTGGTGCTGCTCACCGATGCGGAGCGCGTGCGGGTGGTGGCGGCTGTGAATGCGGCGGACATGCCGCAGGCGGAAAAGGACAACCTGCTGCGCAAGCTGCTAGGTTAAAGGAGCAAACAGCATGAGCGACGACCCTGATTACAAACGATGGGCATATCTGCCGGAGTGACAAATCGCAGGCAAACAAAACCCCGCATTATGCGGGGCTTGGCTACCCGTCCGGATACTTACGCGAAAGCCGCATCCGGCAGGGATTACGCTTCCGGCTGGCCGAGCCGGATCAAAGCGGGCGCACCACTCTGCCCACAATGCCCGGCACAAACCGGAGCACGTTCGCGGGAACAGGTGAGCATTTTACAGGCGCGAGCAATGCGCGGAAGGGATAGACATTAAAACCGTACGATTTTCTCGTACGGTTTACCTCACGAGCCGCCGGACGGCGGCGCGGTCTGCGTCAAACCTTCCGACCATTGCGTCGCCCTCGACAAGTAGTCCCGCACCTTCGCGGAGAAGTCCCTGGCATTGCTGGAGGTGTCGCTCACAAGCGCCGCCGGTACTGTTTGACAAATCTCCGCGCTCGGCGCTGCGCAGGCGCTCAAGCAGAGCGCGATTATCACGGGCACGAGCATCCGCATCCGCGAGCAGGGCGTCGCGCTGGGCGATGGCTTGATCCTTGTCATTTTGCAATTCCTTGAGGCGCTGCACGCTGGCCTGCGCCGTGCGCAGCTGCTCGGCCTGCCAGCCGTGCCGCACCACGCCAGCGCCGCAGGCGCAGCCGAAAACAAAAACGGCCAGCAAAACCAGCCAATCGCGGCCGATCATTTTAGATATTCCTTGCGCTCCGCTTTCCGGCGGGGCAGCAGGATCGGACGCCCGCCCGCAAATTTCCAGAGCAAAAAGGATTCGGCGGCCTGCGTCGGTGCGCCCGCATTGTGCAGCCGGAGCACGGACGATCGCAGAAAGGCCGCCGCGCCGATGTTGTATGCGAGGCTCATCATCGCGACATACTGCCCGCGCGTGCAGGGCGCTTTCACGCCCCTGGCAATCTTCGCGGCGAAGTCCTGCAAGTCGGCCACAAGCAAGGCAATCGCCTCGTCGCGTGTGATGGTGTCGCCCTCGTGCACGCCTTCGGTGTGGCCTGCGCCGATTGTCCACACACCGGCGGGGCATTTGTATGCCGTCAGCTCGCAGCCCTCCTTTTCCAAGATGAAAGGCGCCGCGGTTTCGGGCGCCCAGTCTTTGAAGGGTTTACGTTCACCGCTAGGCATTTTTGTCCTCCTTGACTTCGGCGCGATTGCGGATCATGGCTTCGCCGATGCGCAGCAGGCGCGTGCCCATCCAGCCGCTCATGCCGCAGAGCGCCGCGCAAACGCCCGGCGGAAAGCCAAAGAAGTCCAAAAGTTCAAAGGCCATAAAACCCGCGAAGGCCGAGACGGCGGTATAGACCACCACCTCACGCGCCGAGAATGGTCGCCCTTCGCAGATTTTTACCCAGTAATTAAGAAAGCCGCCCACGGCGGCAAAGGCCGCGCACACTTCGGCGATCTGCACGCGGCTCATGTCAGCAAGGTTTTGCATCCTGCACCTCGTTAAATGCTTTTCCACGGCGTAATCCTTGCCGTCATTTGCAATGGGTTTTTAATAAAGGCGTCCCACGTTTTCCAGCCAAGTAAAAGCCGGAAGGCTTTATCCTTTTTGAATGGGTACGGCCACAAGGCAAACACCATCCACGCCCGGAGCCTGCCATTTCGCCGCACCGTTTGCAGATACGCGCCGCCCTCGTCCTGCGCCCGCTCATTGCCGAAGGTTTCCACGGTGTCGCCCGTATGGACGTCAACGCCCAGCACATCGCGCTGGAAATTGACTGCCGGATTCCGAAGAATCCACGTGACGAACTGCAAATAGCAGTTTGAATCGTGCCAGCGTGCCCGGTGATCTGGGTCGCCGCGTAAGTCCGTGTTCGGGGTGGTGCACCACCAAAAAATCGTGCCCTTCAGGCTGTACCCGCGACGAAAAAGCGGCGCGACCGGAGAAACCAGCCACGCCGCAATCGTGCTCGCGAAAAATACAGGCAGAAGGGCGATCCATTTCAGAATCGCCAACATTTGAATTACTCCGAAATAATTTCGTCGAATCGTTCCTGAGTAATCACGCCATTCTCAACGTCTGCACGGAGAAGCGCTAAAACAGCGTCCCGATACCTTGCAGGGCAGTCCGAAAATTTTTGAGTTCCGTCAATCAGACGATTGCGCCAAATCTTTGCCATGATTTACCCCATAGAAATTTCACAAAGAGCATTTTCGAGTTCAATGATCCGCTTCTCCTGCTCAGAAAGCGGCAGGAAATTGAACCAAAAACGCCCGTCAATGCTGAAGCACTCAACCAAGCGAACCTGATCGAATACTTCATGCCGATCTTCGGAAGAAATCTCTACTCCAAAAATGCCGCTCGGGAAATTCGGCTTTTCATCCACGGCAAAACTGCCACCGCAGTCCTCGGCGCTAAACTCCACGCCGTTTGAAAGTTTAATTTTTGCAGTTTCCATTTTTAATCCCTAGGAGCTTGATTTAACGATGCCGAAAGCAGGGCGAAAACCAGCGTTAGCCGAAGCGTTGCCATTGACCGGACTACCGGCATAACTGACAAACTCAAAAGCAGTGTCAGAGACAACGCCACGCAACCACCAAAACACTCGATTCGAAATAAGATCGGGGCGTTCGGCAAATAGTTTTATCTGCTGTTTGTCTATCGTGGCGTTGTTCGGAACGATTGATCCGTTACCGATCGGCTCGTATATCTTACAGCCGAAAACCATCGGCTCACTCATTAAGTCGATGGTCGAATCGTACGAAGCGACCCCAGACGGATAGCCGTTAGTGACAGCGTTCGTAAAAATTTCACGGTGAGACAGAATGTGAGAAGCGCCCCAGTCGGCATTGATAATTGCCGTCAGATCTGACAGTGCCGTGTTTCCATTGTTGCCTGTTCTGAAATCACTTCCGACATATCCGCCCGCAGTCGTGTTTGTTGAATTCATTTGACCGCGAACAAGATATGATGATGCAGGAACAACGAGGATGTGATTTGTCGTGCATTCCGTATCACCCGTGTGCAACCAATAATTATGATGCGCTAGATAATATCTATGAGAATTAGCGGTTACATATCCACCGACAGGGCAATTTCTAAAATTACCCGCATCAATTTCATCCCACGGCAAATCGTCTGGTGTTCCCAAATCGGTTAACTCAAGCGCGTTGCCTTGACAAGCCAAGCCATAAGCCCAAGCAGAATTAACTACCTTTTGGGTCTGATCGAATCGGGCAAGCGTTGGGACAAGCGGAGAATTTGAAAAAGTTTTTACGCCCGTAATCGTTTGGTCTTCCGAAATAGTGACAGCATCTAGCGCTTTTTCAACGATTTCATCGAGATCAACAGGCGTAGAGGATGCAACGCTGTTGGCAATGACGATATAAACTAGGGTTTTAATCGTTTGCGGTTGTACTGTAGTGCTGTTGCCGTAAACAGAACTTGACTTTGATGCGTCAATAGATATGAGGGTTTCACCAATAGGGTATGAACCTGTACCTGCTGAGACATAATTCGCGGCTCGCGTCCAAGACAAAGCACCATTTTCTCCTGCGGGGGTGCTATTAAAGCCAGTTGCTTTCGCAGACCCTGTTATAGTCGGCAACCCTGCTTCTACAAGATCACCAAGCGCCGTTAGATCGGTAGTTCCTTCTGTAATCCCCGTCAGTTTCGGTAAACGAACAGTATTGTTAACGCTGTCATAAACGAATTTTCCACAAACGCCAAAATCAGTTACTGCCTGTTGCCACTCTGATTCTGTGCAAAAGTAATTCGCGCTCTGATCGAGATTTGCGACATACTCAACGAAAGCGGCATAGATTCCATTTCCGTCTATCACTGCACCATCGAGCAAGTGCAGTCCGACAGTTGTCAGCGGCAGAGTGCTTGTGACGATTTCGCCAATTTGCCGAGCAGAAGCGGCAACAATTGCGGCGGATTGCGCGGCTGATTGTGCAGACTGAGCGGCGGCTTGCTGTGCCTGAGTGGCAATCGTTGCCGCTTGGCCTGCCGATGTCTGAGCAGATTCGGCGGCGGTCTGCGATGCAGAAGCGGCTACCTGCGCCGTCTGTGCGTCCTGTGCGCTCTGAGCGGCAAGGTCGGCGGCGTCCTGTGCATCGCTGGCCGCATCCTCGGCTGCGGTCTGCGCGGCCTGTGCGGCGGTGACTGCGCCGGTGGCGGTTGTAACCGCCTGCCCAGCGGTCGCTTCGGCGCGGTTCGCAATGGTGAGCGCCTGCTGTGCGACGGCGGCGGTCTGCGCAGCGCTTTCGGCTGCTGCGGCGGATGCGGCGGCGCTGGATGCGGCGGCACTCGCGGCGCTGGCGGCGTCCTCGGCAGCGGTTTCCGCTGCCTGCGCGGCCTCCTTTGCCTCGGTTGCTTCGCCCACCAGAGCAGAGAGTGCGGCCTCCGTCTGCGCGATCATGCTGTTGCCGGGGAGCTCGCCCGTGGGCGTCCGGTTGTATCTAAAAGTCATTTTTACCCCTCCGCAATCTTCATAAAGTACGGCGCGGTGACGTTGCTCGGCTCAAAGCTGACCGCCGTCCCGCTGCCGGTGTTTCCGATGGTAACTGTGTGCGAGTGCGCTCCGTTCTGCGAGGTCTCGCCGTTCCACGAGCGAGATGCCTGAAACCCAACCATGTAAGACTGGTTGTTAGTCCCTGCACCCGGCCCGGCATATCCGAGCGAGTAAAAAGCACCTTCAGCCGCGAACCCCGTCTCTTCAAAAGTTCCTATTTTCCCTGTGATTTCCATCGTGCCGCGCTCGTGCGTGTGAGCGCCGTTCGTGCTAACTGTCACGCCGTGCGAGTGCGCTGGCAGGTTCTCCACGGAAAGCTGAAAGGTATCGGCGCCGCGGGCCGTCACGCTGGCCGTGCCGCCTCCGCGGGCGAATTTGCCGACATAGTTCGGCGTGCCGTTCCGGCCATCGCAGAGCGCCCAAGTCGCATCGAATTCGGTCTGCCCGGAAAATTTGGGGTGCCCGTCGCTATCAATCGCCACCACGTTCCCGAATTGGCAGATCATGCCCAGCGGCACCACGCTGTCGAGATTTTTCCAATACGTGGTATTCGGTGGCGTCACGCCCGTGCATGTCTGCTTGCATCGGTATTTCGTGCCGTTGTGGAGCACTTCGCACCCTGCCTCGTATTCCATCGTGGCGCTCCAGCGCATGAGCCCGCCGCGCTGAAACCACATCAAAAACTGGCCGATGACATTCAGCGCGCCATTAAAGTCCGAGCGGTTAGGCGGCACGCCGCCTTCCGTGATTGGGGTTTCCGTGAGCGCGTCGAACCCGAGCGCCTGCGAAAACCGCCCGCGGCCTGCCTCCGTCGAGGTGGCGGGCGGCATGGTCTTGTCGCCGTCCTCGGCGAATGCCGTAGTCAAGAAAAACGAAGGGTAAAAACTCATTTTTTCACGCCTCAATTAAAGAAAGGTGCCTGATTGAACGGCTGGAGGCCGCTCCCGTCAAAACCGAAGTAATCACCGCCTCCGGGGAAGTAGTAGATATTTGCGAGCACGCCCGCCGGGCGGCATGGGATGCCGTAAACCTCCAAGATCGCCCGCTGTTCGGCGGTCATCTCGCCGAAGATGTAAACGTCTATCGTCATGTCCTGCCGATCCATGCACCACACCGGCACATCGAGCAGGCGCCCGAGCAGGTCATTGATCGTCGCCACATCGCCCGCGCTGATATTTGCGAGCGCCTTCAGCAAAATCAAAAAGCGGAAATTTTCATCCCCGAGGGTATAGCTCCCCGCCTGCGTTACCAGCTGCCGCGAGACGCCGACCCGGGCGCCAAGCCAATCAAGATAGACGCCGATGGCGGTTTTTACGTTCGCCACCTTGTCGAACAGCTCCGAGAGCTCCGGCGATGCGTCGATTTCGTCTTGAAAGGCCGCGGCAAGCGCCTTGATGCGCGGCGAGTGGGCGTATTGCGGCTGGATGGCAATGCTGTCCCGGCTCTGCACATCCGTCACGCCGTCCACGTCCTCGGTTGTGAGCATGTTCCGCCATGTCTGCGTGTCGGCCATTTATGCCTCCGTTTCGATTTCGATGCTGTCATCGCTGACCGCGGGCTCCACGTCGGCGTTGATCGTCACCGAATCAACCCACGCGCCGGAGGTGCCGAGCCGCACCTTGACGCTTGCCAGCGGGGTATCCGTTGCGCCGGAAATTGCGCCCCAAAACCGCGAGGCATAAAGGCGCTGCGCGAGGCCGATGCGCGGCAGGCTGTTTTCGCCCTCCGCGTCCGCGATGATGGCCGCCCGCACGGCTGCCTCCTCCGCATCGGAAAGGGCACGCGCGAAAACCACCTGCACGCCCAGCGCGGTCACCGTGGGGCGCAAAATTCGATAGGTGTAGTCCGTGCCCAGCCCTGCGCTCGCGCTATAAGTGACGCTCGTATTCCCGTAGGTTCCGCAGCCTGCATCCTTCTTTCGGTAGATCGCCGCGGCAATATCCTCCGGCTCGCCGCCCTCAACCGCGATGCAAACGCTTTTCGGCGGGATCGTCACGCCCCATTCTGTGACGTCGGCGTTCGTGTAGTTTTCGAGCACCTGCACATCCAGCACGCCATCCAGCTCGGCCACTTCGCTCTGAATTGCGGCGAGGGTTCCGTGCGAATTGCCCGCCACGCTTTCGGCTGCGCGGTCGCGGAATTCTGCGTCGGATTCACGCACGCGCCCGGCCACGCCTGCGGCGGGGTTCGTTACCGAATCCCAGCCGGGCACCGTGGTGACGATGCGCGTTACCGTGCCAGCCTGCACATCTAAGGCGCCATCCTCAACGCTTGCGAAGTCCACGAGCGCCGTGCCAGCGTCGCCGATGGCTGCGCCGATGGCGTAGCACCTGAACCGCCGCCCGTCCGCATCCTGAACCATTGCCCCGAACGGGATCACCGTGCCAGCGGCGCCCGTACAAAGGCATTGCACCACCGTCGGCGCGGCCTCCTTGCGCTCCGTGAAATAGAGCGAATTCAAAGCATCGAGGAAAACGCCGGTCGCCTGCTTGCGGCTGTACATGTTCGCAAGGAAAGCAATCTCCGCGTTTTTCGCCTCAAGCTCCGCCACGAGCGCGTCAATGATCTGCCCGAGCGGGCTGGAGGGCTCCGTATTGAGGACGATTTCCGGATCGTCCTGCGTGAATGCGGAAACAAAACGGGCGACCCATGCCGCCCGAATTTCCTGAGTAGTGGGGAGGATGATCCCCGTAGCGTCAAATGATAATTGCGCGGCCATTTTCGCCCCTTGTCGTTTCGATAACTACCTCGCCGGTAACGGTGCGCGTCGCCGGATCAAAATCATCTATCTGCACCTGCTCCACGGCGCGGACGCCCTGCACCTTTTCGGCTGCCTCGCGGAGCCTAGATGCGATGATTGGCCTTTGGAATTTTTGGCCCAGCGCGTCCGAAAGCCATGCAATGCCGCTGTCGGCGTAGTAGAGCTGCCCGCCTTTGAAGTTTTTGCCTTCGCACGCGACGTTTTGACAGATGCCGGGCGTGCCCTTGGTCATCTTGATGCCGCCCGCCGCGTCGATTTGCAAGTCCCAATTCGCGGAAAGCTCCGCCGTGTAACTATTGACTGTCATGCGCCACCTCCATTCGGCTCGCCTGTATCGTCCGGCCCGCTTTCCACGCCGCCGTGGGTATGGTGCACAAGGCTCACGCCCTGGGCGGTCACGTCGCCCGTAAAGGTTGCATCGAGGCCGCTGGAGCCGCCGCCCGTGATCGCGCCGTCGAGCACGATTTGCGGAGCCTTGATCTCTGCCAGCGC